ATAATGGCAACTTACAAAGGCAAAAAAGTTTCTCTGAATAAACCTCGCCGCATAAGCAAAGGCGAGACCAGCTATGGCAAAAAGAAATCTGTTGTTTATGTAATGGATGGCAGTAAAGTTAAGCGTGTTACTTTTGGTGATCCAAACATGCGCATCAAGAAAAATCAAAAGGGTCGCAGGAGCAATTTCAGATCCCGTCACAATTGTGACAGTCCCGGACCAAAAACAAAAGCACGTTATTGGTCTTGCAAAGCTTGGTAAGGAGTCGGCTATGAACTATAGCAAAAAGCGAGCAGAGAACAAAAAGACTTTGAAGAAGAAAAAAGTCATGAAGAAGCCAAAGCGCAAAGGCATGCGTAAATATTAATGCCTGTTCGCAAGGTCAAAGGCGGCTACAAATGGGGCAAGTCTGGCAAGGTCTACAAGACCAAGGCAGCAGCCGAGCGTCAGGCTCGCGCCATCTACGCATCTGGTTATAAAGGGAAAAGGAAAAATGGCAGGAAAAGGTAAATTTGGAGAATTTGTAGAGGGCCAAGCACGTGGAGCATTAGAAGGTCTAGCGGATCTTTTTACAATGCCAAAAGTTAAACAGGCAATGGTTGATGATGCGATCCAGAACCCTGAAGTTCTTGACAGTTTTGGCGTAGCACCAGAAGACATGGGTGACATTGTTGTTGATGTTGATTCAGCTTTTGATGCAATTTTTGATTCACCTCGCCTTGATCTTGAAGATTTGGGTGATGATGTTCTTGATGAAATTATTTCGTTCGCTGAAAAGGGAGCAATTCCCGAGGGCCAAATAGCAAAATCTATGGTTGATTCTCTTTTTGATTCTGGTTTGGAAGAAAAAGAAGCTAGATTTTTTATGGACGCATCTCTCAAAGAATTGTACCACGAGGGCTCCGTATCTATGCAAAAAAATCAAAAACCATATGTTTCAGTAGACTCTCGCGCTAAAGAATATCGCGTTCTAGATAGCTCTGGCAGAGTTGATAAAACTTTTAGTGATATCAACTCTGCCAGTTCTTATTTTAATAAGAACTACGACAAATTGATGAAAAGGTAAAAGGGAAAAGGAAAAATGGCCGGAAAGGGTAAATTCGGAAAATTTGTAGAGGACCAAGCTCGGGGTGCTCTTGGTTCTCTTTCTGATACTGTTTCAAATGTCTTGCCAGATGATATTTCCAATCTTCCGAGCTTCCAAGAGGCAACGAGAGCTTTCAAAAGATCTGTGATGGGAGATGAAGAGGGTCTCTCTGTTGCAGAAAAGTTAGAAATTCCAGACGCTGAAGTTGATGCCGAAGATCTTTTTGTGTATGGTTTTGAGAATGAAAAAGAAATATTCAGATCAAATCGAGATCCTTTTGATGATTGGGCAGCTGGCAAAATTGATTTGCAAGATTTTCAAGCAACAAAACCTCCAACGAGTGAACAAGTGAAATATGGAGTTGAAGGGGAGCCTGTTTATCCCTTGTCTCACGCATTTCCGACTATACCACCAACCTCAGGCACTGAGTTTTTAGGTGGTGCGAATTATCCTCTTGATCCTAGGTCTTATGTTCTTAGGGATCTTGAAATGAATTATGGTTTGTCAAAACCAGAGATAATAGATTATCTTAAAAAGAATGATTTGATTGAAGATTCTGATCCGCAAGAATTCGATTTTGGTGAACAGCAAATTAAGGCATTAAAAGAAGCATTTGCTTCTGGTGATCCAAACAACCCAATCGTTAAAAATATTCGTGGT